CCTAGGACCTGCTGGATGGATCCCAAAGTGCTCGGCTTGTTTTCTCTCATTTGCCTGATACTTCCTCTCCTTTCCCAGGCTATTCGGGCGTGCTCATTTCGCCTATACATTTGCAGTGTCAGAGCTATTCAAGACGATGCTTGAAGACTCTCGAAGACTCATAAAGACACATTCAATTGGATTGACACCGCAACGTATAAGCAACTATGACACTACACGAACTCCTCGAGAAGCCCGTATGGCAGATGACGGGTGAAGAACTACTCTTCCTCACCCAACAGAAAGTAATGCAACCAGAGGGAGCAGAATCCGAGATGTCTTCCGCTAAAGAAGAAAGACACTTCGTTTACGGGCTATCTGGGCTTGCCCGGCTTTTTGGGTGTAGCCTCCCCACAGCCAATCGCATCAAGCAGAGTGGAAAGATCGATCGGGCTATCACTCAAGTCGGACGAAAGATCATCGTCGATGCAGACCTTGCCCTTGAGCTAGCAGGACGCAAATCAGGAGGACGCAGATGAACGCTTGCACCCATTCCTGCGATCCATCACCCGATATGGAGGAAGTATGGAAACGCTCGCTCATACGAGTTACTGACGAATTCACCCTCCCTCCCGTAGTGCTCCGTGTGGAGGATGCAATCATTGGCACGCTAGGGAACTTCAGCGTCTCTACAGGAAAAGCCAAGGCTAAGAAGACCTTCAACGTCTGTGCGCTGGTGGCGGCAGCCCTCATCAATGGCCAGGTGCTAGAATATCGAGCGAGCTTTCCTGAGACCAAGCGCAACATCCTCTACTTCGACACCGAACAAAGCCCATATCATTGCCAGCTCGTCATGCAGCGCATCTTACACTTGGCTGGACTTCCTCTTGACCGTGAGCCCGAGCATTTACACTTCAGCCACTTGAGAGCCATCGCTGAGCCCGAGATCCGCAGGGCCATCATTCGCTACGCCATCTACCACACCCCTGATGTAGGGCTCGTCATCATTGATGGCATCCGTGATCTTATGCATGACATCAACAGCTCCACTGAAGCTACCAAGCTCGTCGGAGACCTAATGCAATGGACAGGCGAGCAGAACATCCATATCCAGACGGTCCTTCATCTCAACAAAGGCGACGACAATGCACGTGGGTACATTGGCACTGAGCTAAACAACAAAGCCGAAAGCGTGCTACTTATTGCCAGAGATAATGCTGACGCTGATAGAAGCATTGTATCCCCGAGGGCTGACGCATAATGTTGCTCGGCGGGCAAACTTGCGTAGCTTGTTCCATCAACACTCACTTTTTTAAGCTATGGAATCCTCTAGCCTCATTAGCAGCCTCAGTCTAATCGACGACCACCTAAGGGGGGTAAAACGAAGTGTCACATCACGACAGAGTTGAAAACGCACTGTAAATCGCTGTGTGTACGCGCGTTCGGTCGCTTCGCTCGATGATGGTCGCACAAAACGAAGCGTTACATTTGTGTTACTTTGGTGTTACTTTATGGGCGTTCGGACGACGTTAGACGGCGCTTGATGTTACATGGGGAGATAGATAGCTCGGGAAGGGGCTAAATAACGCGTCAGACGGGCGCAAACGCTGATAATAGGCGGGTATAGCATGTGTACAGTGCTGTGCCCGCCTATGCTGTATTATGGCCATCGCCACCACCCTATCGGGATGTGTGTCTCGGCTCTATTTTTGCTTGGTTTAAGGGGTTGGGGGGTCGCTTGGGTGTTCGATTTGGAGGGTCAAATCGGGATAATTTGGGGGGTCACTTGGAGGGTCAAAACGGCTCTAAAATGGGTGTGAGTTGATGGGGGTAATACAATATTGCCCCCCTTTTTTGCGCCTTTTTCGTGCGAGTTAAGGGGGGTATTACATTGTTATTTGCATGCAAACGCCGTCAAATCAGCCGTTTATATGATTTTAGGGGGCTGGAAGGCCTGAATTAGGGCTGTGAGCTGTATATCCTTCGTCTTAATTTGCTCCTCTAAGAGTGATACCATACGCTGTAGATTCTGTATCGTTTTCTCCTTCTCCTCGATGACCAGCTGTAACCCAAATCTGTCGGCTTCCTCATTTGACGGAGGCCTTCGCGGAAAACCGCTCAAGGTAGAGTTTGAGCTGGTCGATGAGGAGTGAGAAGAAGTACCAGTGAGCAACCAATCGACGGGGATTGCGGGATATTCCGCTATTATGCGGGAAATAACCGCACCTCCAAGTTCGCTCTTCCTGTCTTTTCCCCTGAAAGCCGAGGTTGACATCCCTACTTTTCTACAAAAATCCCCTATTGATATTCCGTTCTCTATCAAATAGTTATACGCTCTCCCCTTTATGGGTGCGTAAATTTCTTCACTTTCTTCTTGCATGTGCGGAAATTTCTCACTTACTTTGCGATGTTGTAAGACGATTACACCGCTGTAAAGATAAACGAAATGAAATAGACGAACTGATATGATTACGACGAAAAAAAGATCAGAAATCCTTGAGGCGCTGCTCTTAGCGCTGTACGAAGGAAAGAGTGTGACGCTCTGCACCGATGAGCCTGGATTCGGTATCCGCCACATCGACGACTGCGACCCTATCCATGAAGTAGCCTTCCTCGCAGAAGGCCTCGAACTCGAGGCGGAAGATGAGCCCCTGCCACATTGGGGTGATCAGCTCCCCGAAGGCGCAGAGATGTACAGCCTGCTCCGCCATGGAGAGGATGGCGAAGTCTACGTGTATCAGATAGCTATCGATTAGTAACCACAGGCATCCCCGAGGTTAGTGCCTCGGGGAGCCATAAAGACACAACTATATATAATATGGAAAGACAAATCCGACTTACCACCGAAGACCGCCGTGCTATCCAGAAGGAGACGGGGCTCACTGACGGGGCCCTTAGTCTCGCATTGACCTTCCGTCGGCATGGGGAGCAGTCCGAGCGCGCTCGCCAGCTCGCTCTTGAGCGCGGGGGGATGGTCTACTGCACTGCCCCTGAATGCGAGACGATACACGATGCAGAGGGTAAGATGGTTCAAACCTTTGCCAATGGCGCGGTCATTACCGTGGACAAGGCCTCAAGCGAGGCTACCTTGGTGTACGACGGGAAGCTCGTCGCAACCTATCACAATGTCACACTGCAGATGCTCTCGCTCATACAGACGACGGCATCAGAACTTAAGTAATAGCCATGCTTCAGCACTACGGAAAAGCTACGGCCATCGATCTCTCCGACCTCATTGAGGATCGACGGACTATCGAAGATCAGTCCGAGTGCTTGGCTCCAGTGATTTCCTACGAAAATTATAGAGCTCAGGCTCGCCGAGGCCGTATAAAGGTCCTTCGTAAGGGTGGCGGCAAGGGTGGCAGCGTCCTTGTCGACTACGACAGCCTGCCTTTGGAGCTTCGCGATAAGGTAGACCAGCGCCTCGGAGGCGATGCCGTCCATGTCGCAACGCTCCGCAAGTGGTTCAGCGACCACTACCGCCGCGATCGAGGTGCAATGGAGTACTACCCGAAGCGTCTGAGAGAGCTAAACCTCTCGCTTCCGCTCGAGCGCATCGCTCAGCTGACGGAAGAATACACGGTGAATGCCTCTGTATTGATGGCTGTGAAGAACCTCCAAGCTGATATGCGCCTCCTCAAGCGCGTCATGGGAGGCAAGAAGACCATCAGATGGGAGCAGCTCGCCAGCGCTATCGGCTACTACCGTCAGGAGGTCGGTCATACGCTACCTCAGAGCGCAGCGCGCTTCCGCAAAGCGATGCGTGAGTTCGATGAACGTGGCTACGAGAGCCTTATCAGTAAGAAGTTCGGGAATCAGCAGACGAGAAAGGTGGATCGCGACACGCTTTACCTCCTCCTTGCCCTCGACAACGACGATATGCGCCCATACAACAGCACGGTGGCTGAGCGGTACAACCGCTTCGTGGAGGGAGAGCTGACGGTCTACAACCCTGAGACGGGTGAGCTGTACGACCCAACGCCTTACAAGCCACTCAGCGAGACGACCGTGGCGAACTACCTCTCTACCCCTGAAGCAAAGGCCCTGCGCGGGAAGGTCCACGACGACTATCAGACGTGGCGTGGTAAGAATCAGCCCTTTGTGCTGCGTAAGCGTCCGACGATGTCGATCTCTAAGATCTCCCTTGACGACCGTGACCTTAAACTCAAGGTCAACTGGAGAGAGCAGGGGGTCAGTGAAGTGGTCAGCTTGAAGATCTACGTAGCGTACGACCTGGCGAGCCAGGCGATCATCGGGTACGCCTTCAGCGGTAAGAAGCGCCACGACATCTTCCTCGGGTGCTTGCAGTCAACCTTCCGCACGCTCCTCTCCCTGGGGCTTCCATGCCCCTATGAGGCCGAAGTGGAGCAGCACCTGGTCTCCGACTTTAAGGATACGCTGATGCGCCCTGGGGTGCTCTTCCCTGAGCCCAACTTCCTCGCTCCTGGTAACTCGCAGGCGAAGGGTGCGGAACACATGAACCGCCTCTTCAAGTACCAGACGGAAAAGGAATACATCCCTAATACGGGGCGTCACTATGCCCGCCTGGATGCCAACCAGACGAGTGAAGAGAAGAGCTTCGACGAGCACAACGACCGATTCAAAGCTAAGGTATGGGCTTATGAGGATGCTGTCGCCTTCTACGAGGGGCTTATCTACGAGTACAACCACTCCCCTCACAGCAACACCGCCTATTGGGGTGGCCGCACGCGATGGGAGGTCCTTCAGGAGTCAGTGAACCCTCAGCTGGCAGAGATAGACGTCCACAAGCTGGCGACTCTCATCGGAGAGCACCGCTCAACGTCCGTCCGCCGTGGGCACATCAAAGCCAACTACCGCAGCTTCGCCCTCTCCCCCGAGGGGATCAGTAAGCTGAAGGACCGCAACGGAAAGGTTGATGCCTATTGGTGGGAGCAGGAAGAGGGTGAGATGAACGAGGTCTACATCTACGAAGGTGGGCGCTTCATCGAGACTGCTTGTGAAATCCAGCGCATCAACGAAGCTAAGGCCGAGCAGACCGACGAAGACCGCCACCAGCTACACATGCAGCTGCAGCGCGTGAAAGCCTTCGACGCGCACATCGCAGAGCGCCTTCCGAGCAGGGCACGCCTCCTCAAGGAAGAGACGCACAAGACGCTCACCGAGCTCAAGCCTGTCGAGGTAGTCACGATGAAGCGTGGCGACGATGGCGAGCTGCTCGACAGCGACTACCTGCAGAGCAGCCCAGAAGAAGCCCGCATGCGCGCTATGGCAGACTTATAACAGCATACGAATACTAATCAAACGACACTCAAATGAAGAAGTATGACAACACGACCATCTACACGATGGATGAGCTTGTAGACCTCCTCGGAGGCGACAAGTACAACGAACTTAACCGCTACGATGAATTCGGGCTGGCGGTATGCTACCCCGACGTATGTGGGCTCCAGATTGTCTTCCGCGAAGACCGATTCTCAGAAAACGCACTAAATGCAGTACGCCATGCAACTAAGTAACGAAATCAAAGAACGCACGCTCACGGCGATCCTCGCCGACAGAGCGAACTACCCCAGCGACAGCAAGCACGCTACGGCTATCGGGATCTCCTCGAGCGTCTACTCTACGATCAAGAAGGGGAAGCTCGACAAGCAGCTGAGCGACTCAGCGTGGCTCAGCCTTGCACGCCGCCTCAACGTACCTCTGCGTGGTGAGATCGAGTGGAAGGTGGCGAAGACCGACACCTACTCCTACATCACCAGCCAGCTGGAAGCCTGCCAGGAGCGCAGCCTTAGCGCCCTCCTCTGCGACATCCCTAATATCGGGAAGACCTTCAGCGCTCGCCACTATGCCCGCACGCACAAGCACGTCGTATATATCGACTGCTCGCAGACGAAGACGAAGGTCCGCCTGGTCCGCTCCATCGCTATCGGCTTTGGCTTGGATGCTAAGGGGCGCTACGAAGAGGTCTATGCCGACCTGGTCTACTACCTCAAGGGACTGCATCAGCCACTGATCATCCTCGATGAAGCAGGTGACCTCCAGTACGAAGCCTTTCTTGAGCTCAAGGCGCTGTGGAATGCCACAGAGCGCGCCTGCGGCTGGTATATGATGGGCGCTGACGGGCTGAGAGCGAAGATCGAGCGTAGTATCGACTGCTGCAAGGTCGGCTATACGGAGCTCTTCAGTCGCTTCGGTGATGCCTACAGGAAGGTCACCCCACAGGATGGTGAGGAACGTAAGAGCTTCCTCCTGAAGCAGGCGGTCGAGGTCGCCAAGCTCAACGCCCCCGAGGGGGCCGATGCCGCCAGCACACCCCGAGG